CAATATCAACAAGGAGATCAAGGCTCTCGGCATTTCCGATGCAGCAGATGCCTATGATTGCAAAAATGAGAAAACAATGAAGGCGTTCGAAGATAAAGTGGATCAGTTTATAGAACTCAAGAAGAAAACCGGAAAGGACAAAGAGAAAGCATTGGAAAGCCTGTACAACTCCCTGGATTCATATTACAAAGACAAGTATAAGCACGCAAAAGATCAGGCTGAAAAAGATAAAATTATTGAGCACTGCAACAGGCTTCGCTATAAGAAGAAGGAAATATTCAACAGTTCGAATTATAAAAACTGGAAGAAACAGAAAAAATCAAATCTGGAGAAAATATTGGGGCTGAAATAAAATCATAATTTTGCAGCTTCGTTTAAGCGTGCTTTTGGGGACTATTTGGGGACTACGGCACTTAAAAGATAGCATAAGTAACCGAAAAATAGCAAAGGCAAGTGCTTAAAAAATGGCTTAAAACCTCACTTTTTTACACACATCAAAGAGCGGTGAAGGCAAAAATCAAAGTTCGTAATGCGTGGGTCGCCGGTTCGAGTCCGGCCAGGAGCTTATGAAGAAACCCCTTGAGAAATCAAGGGGTTTCGGCGTTTTATGGTTATTATGCTATCGTGGAAAAATGAGCGAAAAATATGGATTTGGGGACTATTTGGGGACTATTGAAAAAGTAGTCCCCAAATTGCATTTTAAGACTGGTTCACGGCGGCATCAGGCTCAGCCAGAAGAACGCTGCTCATGATATCTGCAGCCTCCTCACTGCCCTGGTGAAAGAAGTAGGCATAGATGTTTAATGTGGTACTGGTATTGGAGTGACCAAGGACACCGGACACGGACCTGGGATCCAGTTTTTTATTAATCAGGATGGAAGCGGTGGTATGTCGGAGGTCGTGCAACGTCAGGTTATCTGGAATCATCTCAGATTCATCTTTTGCAATATTGGTGTTGTAAATCCGGATCACGCGCTTGAACTCTGTTCTGGGGCTGTCAATGTGCATCTGGGCGCCATCCTCGCGGATGAACACGAAGTTGTCCCGGAACTGTTTGCCACGAGATCCTTTCCAGTAATCACCGAGCTGCAGGCAGATTTGTTTTTGTTCTTTCAGGAGCTTTCTGGCAGCGGCAATTACGATATCCGGAACGGCGCACTGCCTGGTCGCGTAGGTTTTGGTTTCTTTATGAATGACATGACCGTTCACATTAGCGGTAGATTTGGAGAAGCGGATCGTATTTTTTGAAAAATCAATATCACTCCACAGGAGAGAAACAATTTCTCCACGCCGGGCACCAGTGAACAGGGCAATGTAGAAGAAAAGCTGCCATTTCAGATCAAGGGACCAGAGCTGTTTGTATTCTTTGATTTTTACCATCTTACCATTGCGCTTTACGGTATGCGCCTTACGGCAAACGGTAACCGGATGATCCAGAATCCACAAAAAGCGCTTTGCCTGATCGATCGTGAGCTGCTTGGTTTTGTATTCTCGCTTGACTTTGCCACGGCCGCGCTGTTTGCCGGCATAGATTAAAGGATTGATGGAAAGATACCCTTCCTCAACAGCGTAGGAGAGTACGGTGCTGATGGCGGCACGGTATTTGGTAATGGTCGATTCAGATAACGATCCCTTTTTGCCATCGAGCCGGGAATTGTCTTTCCGGAGTTCTTTCAGGAATTCTTTCACAACATGGTTTGTGATCTGAGTCAGCTTGATCTGACCTATGGACGGGATGATGCGGTCCCTGAGTCGCTGCTCATAGTCGGCCAGCGTAGACTCTGCCAGAGCCTGAGAGTCTTTCATGTCGGCCAGAAATATCCGGGAAAACTTTTCAAAGGTTGTTTTATCTCCTGCAGTGCTAGCTCCAGCCTTAATCCTATCCTCAAACCGTACAGCATATTTTTCAGCTTCTTTCCTGGCCCGTTCTTCGGACCATTTCGGATCTGGAACAAAGGTGTCTGTTTCCCGGATCTTCTTGCCGTATGAATCATAACCGCAGGACACTGTGATTTTATAAGTGTCTCCACGTTTCTCTATAGATGCCATAATCATTCCTCCTTAAAAATGGGTATAAAAAATACACCTCTTGCGAAGGTGTACCAGGAATGATATAATTCTATTGCTCGTAGGTATTCTATCATTCTGGGTACACCCAGCAAGAGATTATCTATGTAAAAAGCTGCTCGGTGCGCCAACATGAAGTGAACCCCTTTTGTTAGACAAAAATGTAAGTCTAATGAAAGGGGTTATTTCTATGTCTGGAAGAAAAATGTATAGTACAAAATTCAAGCTAGAAGTTGTTCAGCGATATCTAAAAGGGGATATCGGTTTAAACAGTTTAGCTCGAGAATATCATATCTCTTCAAAAGCCTGTATTCAAAAATGGCTTGCTCTTTACAGAGAGCATGGTGTATCCGGCCTTTGTACAACCAGCGGAACTTATAGTGGAGATTTCAAGATTGCTGTTGTAGAATATATGCATAATACAGGTGCATCATTGCGGCAAACAGCAGCACATTTTAACATTCCTTCCAAAGAATCAGTGGCGAAATGGGAACGTATCTATTATGAGGAAGGTAAAGATGCCTTGTATGAGGAAAGAAGAGGAAGGGCACCTAAAATGGGAAGCAAACGAGCACCTGCGGCTAAGAAAAATACGGATAAAAACGAAGATCTGCTTGCAGAAGTACAACGGCTTCGGATGGAGAACGAATATTTAAAAAAATTGAACGCCTTAGTTCAAGAGCGGGAAAAATCCGAGAAGAAGACAAAGTAGCTGTTATATCAGAACTAAGGCAAAAATATAAATTGACAGCATTATTAGAATTGGTTCATATGCCTAGAAGCACTTATTACTATTATGTAAAAAAAAGTAAAGAGCCTGATAAATATGCAAATATTAAAAATGAAATACATGCAATTTATCATGAAAATCGAGGACGATATGGATATCGCAGGATCACACTCGAATTACAGAATAGAGGTTATTGTATCAACCATAAAACAGTTCAACGTTTGATGAAAGAGCTTGGAATTAAGTGTATGGTTCGCATAAAAAAATATCGCTCATACAAAGGTGAAGTGGGAAAGATTGCTCCCAATATCATCCAAAGAGACTTTTCTGCCACTGCGCCTAATCAGAAGTGGACAACTGACATCACTGAATTTTCTTTATTCGGAACCAAGATATATCTCTCACCGATTTTAGATATGTATAACGGTGAAATCATAAGTTATAATATCAGTGAGCGTCCAATCTTAGGTCAAGTAATGGACATGCTGGATCAGGCGTTTGAGAAAATACCTGATAACACAGGGCTAATATTTCATAGTGATCAAGGTTGGCAATATCAGCATAAGCAATATCAAATGCGTTTAAGGGAAAAGGGGATTCGACAAAGTATGTCCAGAAAAGGAAACTGTTTGGACAATTCGATAATGGAGAACTTCTTTGGATTGTTAAAATCAGAATTACTATACCTAAATAAATTTAAGTCAATGAACGAGTTTAAAGAAGAGCTAATAAAATATATAGATTACTATAATAACAAACGAATAAAGAGCAAACTAAAAGGACTGAGTCCTGTACAATACAGGATTCAATCCCTTGTAGCTTAGCTCTCAAATTTGTCTAACTTTTTGGGGTCAGATCAACATCGGGCGGCTTTTATTTTCGCAGTTAATTGTCGGATGTATTGACTGTAGACGGAGCTTTTTTCTTTTTGTGTTCTTGAATAAAATCTGCAAAACAATATAGAATATTCTCACATATAAGATATAGCAAACCAGTGACGATAAGTGTGGGGATAATTACTTGGAAGAAATCAAAAGTTTTCAAGAACCAGTTTGGTCTATCATTTTCTTCTTTAAGTGCTTCATAACCGGCGTCAAATCCAGCATCAAATCCAAGTGAATATACATAGTCATCTTCCAAATCATCTTGCCCATCTTGCCATCCGGCGGCATAACCGTCTGAATAGGATGAATTTGCTTCGATGGCATCGTTGAAACCATCGTAATAGGCCATTTGTTTAATGGCATCTTCTATTTCATCAAAACCACTGTGTACAGCACCATCATCATAACCTTGCGAATAACTTTCTTTGGATATTTCATTTTCTTTTTGAATAAAATATACGCGTTGAAAAAAGAAGCCCAAAACCTGGAAGAAAATGAATAAGAATATTACAAACGAATGTTTGGTATTGCGTTCCATGGTTTTCCTCCATAAAGACTGCCAATAATTACCATAAAACTTTGCTTGACTAATACGGTATAATAACACAGCACCCCGCTTTAGCGGCCATGCGAAAGGAGTACATCTACTATGGATCCAGCAGAATCTACGCATTGTATTATAGATCTGCCAGAACACTATACATAAATCTCAATTTTCAAGGACATACTCAAATCTATTTACTGTTAAACTGATCGACGGCGGGGTGCGTATATTATCCGACGTCTTTTTTTATGGCTCTTACTGGTGGATATTTTGCCTCCAGTTCTTCCGGTGTTTCCGGAACGCCGAAGAATAAGTCATTTTCTCGTATGCTGTCAGCAGCGTGAACAACGAAGTCCAGGACAGTCTTCCGATCTTTTTCATTCATATTTACAAAAACATCAATCAGAGAACATTCTGCCTGAGACAGGCCGTAGCGCTCCTTTAGCGCATCAAGTTCTGTTGCAGGGTTAGGGGTAAACATTTCCCCTTCGCCGGTTCGCAGCCAGATTTCGCTGACATTAAATTCTTTGCATATCAATAAAATCACTGCGTCACTAGGAGCATTTTTGGCAACTTCATATGCAGCAATATTTCCTCTGGAAATTCCAAGCCTGTCAGCAAATTCTTGCTGAGTGAGGTGAAGCGCCTTTCTTAATAGCTTTAAACGTTCGTTCAATGTCATCACCTCCTTTCTGAGTTCATTATAAGCATTGTAATGTTGGATGTCAACAAAAATGTTGGCAAATAACATCATATCTATTGACAAATGAAACATACCAACATATAATTGCAGTATACCAACAAGGAAGGCACATGAAGGGAGGAGAAAACGTTGGATAAAGAAAGAAGCAAAAAAGTTCCCACCAGTAAAAATGAAAATTTCTTCTGGAGGGTTATCCTTGTAATTGAAATTGTACATATCATTCTTATTTGCATCGATGCTTATCAGAAATCAATGTAAAGATCTGAAAAAACTGAGGATGTCAGTTCGTTTAACGATTAAATCAAGCAGTAGAGTGAGGAGAGCAACGGCAGTAGCAATTAAGGTGCATATGCTTGGACGTTTTGAATTTTTGACTGATTCATCTGAAAAAGCCTTTCCAGATTCAGTGAGGTAAAAGTGATACTTCATAGAAAACCATGATAAGTCCATTCTTTTTTCTGTATCACGGCTTTTTATGAAGTCAGTAAGGGAGTTGGCAGTGGTAAAGAAAATCAAACCATTCTCGCATAAGAATCTCAAAGTGGATTCGGCACTGTAAGAATCTAAAGAGAATGCAGCAGCAATCTCATCACCTGATGGGTAAGAGTGATTGGAAATATATTCCAGAATCTCATATTGCAAATCGGAAAGAACCATAATACACCTCCGGAAGTATTTTTCACAATTATACAGCCGGATGGTAAGAGAATCAAGGAAGGAGAACCGTATGGAAAACAGAAGTACAGCAAAAGACATCCGGATGAAGGATGCCGAGAAACTGATGGCATATCTGAGCAGCCTGCCAGAGGAGCAGCGCGGCGATGTGGTAATGGCATCTTACTACTTTGCGCAGGGTGTAGCGGCAGCAGGGATGAAGAAAGGAGAGCAGAAAGTTGGGTAAAGAGGAAATCTATAATCAGATAGCAGAGATTCTGGGTGAGCTTAGAGCGGTGGATGCCGTTGGGTTAGCGAAAAGCATGATTGTGGAAGAAATCCGAAGAGCTCTTGCTGGAGAGGAAGAAGCATCAGTTAGAGTGGCGGTATTCATCCGCTTGATTAACTCAGCAGAGAAAGAGATTAATCTGGATGAACTTGATCCAGAAGAACGAAAACTGCTTTCCGAAAATTTCATTAAAAGCTTAGAGGGTGTGAAATGGTACCTTTTTGGTGCGGAGGACAAGAGAGGAGAATCGAAATGAATAAGGGTAGCGTTGAAATGCTTCTGATCGAAAAGGACAGAGTGGAATTTATGATCCGCAGAATGCACGAAGATATTCCTCGTTGCGCTTTTCTGAGCAAGTGCAGCGAGTACCGTGGCCGGATTCATGTTCTGGGATTTCTGGGACTGCTGGAAAGCTGGGAGGAAGATGAACTGAGCAGAGCCATCACAGCCCGTGAACATGAGCTGGTACTGGAAGAGAGGAGGAAGAAGCTTGGTACCGAGAATGAGAACGATTGAACAATGCGCAGCATATTTCAAGGAACAGGACCCAGAGACCACCATGACACGATACCGGATCCGGACGCTGATCAAGGAAGGAACAATCCCACATGTGATGTGCGGAACTAAGTACCTTGTAAACCTAGACAAGCTGATCGAATATCTTTCCGGACCAGCACCGGAGCCAGAAAAGAAGCCGGAACCGAAGCGGGTGAAGATCCGGAGACTGGTGGTCTGATGAAAGGAGAGTGGAGAACATGCAAAATGTGCGGCTTGAAGTGGAACGTGTCTATATTGTGCACGTCAAGGGAGTACATATGCCCGAAATGTCGCTACAAATTAGAAGCAGCCGTCGGCCGTGGCAGAAAAAGCCGGTGAGTAACCTGGTGTTGTCTCTGATCGTGGCACTGGGGTTTTATTTAGGAATTTCCGTGGTGGCATTTAGGGAGCGTGGGTATCTGACCCTGCTTGGAATGGAAACACTGCTGTCGCTGACGGTGTGGCTGTTTGTTTATTACATTTTGGAGGAGCTGAGAAGAAAATGATCAAGAAGAGAAGACATTACCAGGTGTGCGAGCATTGTGGCGCGGCTCTGGATCCGGGCGAACGGTGCGAATGCAGGAAGATCAGAACCTATGAAGAACAGCATGGTCTGCGTCTGCTCCATGAAACGAAAAAATGCCGGTGCTCATAAGCGGTGAGCATCGGCAAATAACGGTGTGTCTTCTCAAATATAAGACGCCTTAATTATATCATGACGGCGTAAGAGGTGCAAGATGAAAAGCAGCGTAAAGATAGAAATTTATGGAAACCGGGAACGGTACTGGGGTTATGTTCGATTTACTGACAGCGAAGGAACGGAGCATGTGCGTACCGCAGCCGGGAAGCGAGAAGATAGCTTGAAGAGCAACACGCTGCAGGCGCTGATTGAATGCCTGAAGCTGCTGATCCGGCCGTGCATGGTCGATGTGTATACCAAAATGGATGAGATCATCGAACCGTTCAAGCAGGGATGGATTTACAACTGGGAAAAGAATGACTGGACGAATGCGAAAGGACGGCGCGTGCAGTGCGCAGATCAGTGGCAGGAGGCAAAGCTGCTTCTGTCAGAGCATTCTGTGAGATTTATGAAGATGGAGGATGATAAGCAATGAGAACAAATATGAAACGGTCAAACGGTATGGTCGACCAAAAGTCACATAAGCTGCGCATGGACGGAATGGCCATGGCACTGAGAATTGTTGAGGAGTATGGTGTGGAAGGCCTGCGGGAGGAGGTGAAAACCCGCAAGGCCATGTTCATTCCACTAGAGGTAACCAGAAAATCCGTGGAAGATCTGAATGATTTCCTTGGAAACCGGATCCTCAATACCTACAGAACAGAAATGATGTTCACGCTGAATCAAAAATTCGGCTTCGGTCCCAAGCGGCTACTGAAATTCTATGAGGAGTTTGGCAATACAGTTGATATGGTGCAATGCCTGGATCCGTTCGGAAAACCATATGAAAAAATGTCGGAGCACGCAGAGATTGTAAACCAGAAAATCGGTAAGGATATTCTGGATGTGGATGAGATCAAAAAGATCGAGGAAGAGAATGCGGAGGGTAAGAAACGTCTGATTGAATATGAGTATTTACTGGACTTCCTGCACCGGAAAGGATTTGACGATGCTGCAGCGTGCCTGAAAGAAGCTGCGGAGTGGGAGGGCTGAGATGGCGAAGAGCATTTTGCAGAAGGATAAAGAGTGCTTTTTGTGCACCAGGATGCAGGACTTGGAACAACACCATATATTCGGAGGGCCGAACCGGAAATGGTCAGAGAAATATGGTCTGAAAGTCTGGCTGTGCCCGCGATGCCACCGGGATCCGAAACAGGGGGTTCATTTTAACCGGGATGTCATGAAAATCATGCACCGGACAGGGCAGCAGGCATTCGAGAAGGAACATAGCCGGGATGAATTTATGAACATCTTCGGAAAGAACTATTTATAGGCGGTAATGCGTCCCTACGGGGCATTACATAGATGTATTTGTTTTGCGGTAATGTGTCACGACATGCCGGTACTGCCCCCGCTGACTTTGCGGCGGGGGAGAAAGAAGGGAAAATGAAAGAATATTTGTGTAATTACTGCGGAAAGGTCATATCTGGCGAACACGCCATGATCAAAACGCAGCGAGGAACGGAATTGCACATCTGCAAAGAATGCATAGAAAAAGAGTTCCAGAAAAAAGAAGTTATGGAAAAGGGAAGATGATTTTATGGGAATCATAAATCAGATTGCAGAATACACCAGACTCTGCCGGGAACTTTCTGAACTGCCACGAAATGCAGAAAGCGAAGAGGCATATGCGCCTATAGAGCAGCGCAGACAGGAACTTCTGGCTCAGATTAAGAAAATGAGGGTAGAGTTAAAAATGAATGAGGAGAAACCATGAAATTAAAAGATGCGCATCATATAGTAAAAAAGATGGTTGCTCAGGCGAACAAGAAAGAGCGAACGGCACTCAAAATCGCATGCGTATGTATGGAGAAAAGCATGCCAAAAGAGCCGGTACGGAGAGAGCTTCCAGAAAAATTAAGCAAGTTGACACCAATCATGCATTGCAGATCATGTGGTGCATGGATATGGCCGGAAGAGCATCGATATTGTCCTGTTTGTGGACAACGGATGAAGTGGTAAGAGAAACAAAGTAATCGATAAAAATGAAATAACAGAGGAAGCACAGATGAATAAGACTGAAAAAATGGTACTGATCTTGCATGAAAAAGGTATATCTGTATCAGACATTGCGGCTAGACTCGGTAAGAGAGAGTCAACGGTGTACACATATCTGAGCAAGAATGGAAAATCTCATCGTAGGCAGAAAAGTCAGCTTGGGATTAGTACCCAGAGAATTAAACAGGTCCGTAATAGGGCACAGGTAGGGAACCGGATACGTGTGAAAAGCGTGAAGGCTCTGATGTTTGGTGATGGAAACATAAAGCAGGGAAGTGTTCCGGTTATGGCAAAGGTGCTTTCAAAAGCAAACCGGTATTTTTGCCTGGTTGAGTTGCCGAGCGGCACTCGGGAGTGCATCCTGTGGATTGATATGGTCGGTGAGAACCTGGACAGATATTAAGGAGGAACTATGACAGTAAAAGAGTTAAAAGAGTATCTCAGCAGATGGCCAGAGGACAAGAATGTGAGTTTTCTGGCAGTGCAGCGGGAAGAACGCATTGCTTGGCCATGCGACCAGATTGGCGTGCTTGCTATCACAGATAGCAAGATACCGGTGATCGGGATAATGCTGTACGAGAGCGAGCCAATGGATGAGGAGATGATCCAGGCGATGGAAGAGGACAAGGCGGCAGTAGGATGGATTCCGGTAGCTGAGCGAATGCCGGAGCGAAACAAAAGCGTGTTGCTGTGCATGAAGAGCAGGTCATCAAGAACCGGTATGTGTATACAGACAGGAAGCTATGATAACGGTTTCTGGTTTATTCAGGGCGCAGCAGGATATGAGAGCCTGGCAACATTCGAGTTTCACGTGCTTGCCTGGATGCCATTGCCGGAACCGTACCGGGAGGTGTGATCTAAATGGAGTTTACACTGATCGAGAAAGGCAAGCTTGAAAAGATTGATCGGCTGCTGGAACGTTACGGGCGGATCCAGCGCCGGAGGGCCTGGTACAAGCGTTGCCGGACAGGCGGGAAGCGGAAGTAAGATTTGGAGGATGTTATGAACGGGAGACAGAAAAAGAAGAAATTCAGAAAATTCATATTAGCATGCGAGGGATATCGGAAAAGAAGAGAAGAGGCGAGAAGAGAAAATATAGAGTGGAGAAAAGACTCTAGAAAAATACGCATAAGCTTTTGGTACGGTCAGAAATATAGCTGGCCAAACCGATACCGCAATAAAACTGTTTGCAGAAAACATCTTGAATTAACAACGAACGGGCTGGCAGAACGGTGGCTATATTAAGATATCAAAGTGTATGTATCGATCAGCATATAAAACCATTGGTAGATTATAGCGATATGAAAGATTATAGTGCGACGTGTCGTCATTGGTAGGACATTAAAGAAGAAAATTTGTTGCCAAAAGAGAAATATGAATTGATAAAAGATTATATCGAAGAGGAGAAATAAATGCGAAAGTGGAAGAAAATTATTGCAGTTGTAGGAATTATCGCAGCGTTTGGAACTACGGGTTGCACAGCCAGTTGGGAGCGAAGCGTAAAGTCGTTCAGTAGTAATTATGGTGGTGGCTTAAACCGTACTGTCACTGTATATGATTATAATGGCACAGAAATCAAAAGTTGGTCTGGAAAATTTGATGTTTCCGATAGCGAGAATGAAGTATATTTTGACGTAGACGGTAAGAGGGTAATTGTTCATGGCGGTATCGTCATAGACGAGGAAAATTAAGGTTTGGAGGTCATGACGGAAATTGAAATGTGAAAATTGCATAGCCTGCTTACCGTATTTCGATGGGCGAAAAACACAATTACGTTGCTCTATTGGAGAAGGCAATGATGGAAGCGTGCGCTGCGGACTTAAACGGAAAACTATAATCAAGAGGCTGAAAGAAAAATACAAATTAGGAAATTAAGATTGGAGGATGCTATGAAAAGATTGACATTGGAAATTGACCTGTCAGAAAATGAAATTTTTGATGAGGAAGTAACCAAAGCTGTTAGAGCGAAGGCCAGAGAAGCTGTTAGAAATGTCTGTAACGAAGATGTCGATAAAGAAGCGAGACGAGAAGTGGAGCGGTTATTTAACGGCGAATTGTGGGGATACAAAGGAAGACTTAATAACATAGTGAAAAGTGCTGTGTATTCCGCTATCGAACAGGCCGTGAAGGATTTGGACATTAAAGAAATCGTTGAAACGTCGGTTGCTGAGAAGATGGACGATTATATGTCTTACTATAAGGTGAGAGAGCGGTGCGAAGAAGCCTTAAATGCTAAGGTGCAGGGGGCGGTCAAAAAGAAAATAAAAGAGCTTTTAAATTAAGATTTGGAGTGCAAAATATGAAAAGTTTACAATTATATGTATGCGACCATTGTGGTACGCAGTACAAAGACAAAAATGAGTGTAAGCAGTGCGAAAGTAACCATAAGTCTGCACTGGAAATCCATGACATGAGGTTTCACGCCTCCAAGGAAAGTATCAATTATCCAGACAAAGTGGAATTAAAAATGGCAGACGGTAAGATGATCTGGTACCATCGGTAAACTGAAATAACCAGAAAAATAAAGAAAGCTACACACCGAAAAGGAGGTATCGGTATGGCAGGAGGAAGACCGAAAAAGGGAGCCGCTGAGAAATACGTGAAACAGAACATCACTATGGAGCCGGAACAGCTGAAAAGGTTAATGCTCTACTGCCAGAAAGAAGACCGGTCAATGTCATGGGTGATCCGGAAGGCTCTGGAGATGTATCTGGAAAAAGTAGCATAACGGTAAGTATCAATACTTACTGAAACTGAAATTTAACTCAATTTAACTCGTTTTAATTCAACTGCGAGTTGAGTTAACACAAGATTTTAAACAAGACGAGTTGAAATTTAGTTTCCGGCATTAATGTCGGAAACATGGGCGCTTAGCTCAGCAGGTTAGAGCGACGGCCTTATAAGCCGTGTCTGGCGAGGGTTCGAATCCCTCAGCGCCTATTTTACAATAAAAACAAGGGGGAGATGCCAATGGACTTAAATGATATGTCAGGACACAAGAAAAGCGATACACCAACCGGTCAAAGTCATGTGTATCGCATCTACGCTTAAGGATATTATATCACAGATTGCATCCTTAAGCAACAATGGGAGGTAAATCTATGAATAATCAGAATATTAAGACAACAGTGATTGATAACGTGATTGTATTAATGTCAAATCATATGTCTCCGGATCTTCTACAGCTTCTGGAGAAAGCCCTGATTGATGAGCTGGCAGACGTGAAGCTAGAAAAGCTGAACACCCTGCCGATGGATATGAAAGACAGTATGGACAGCCAGAACCAATATATTATTAAACTCTTCTTATATAAAAAGAAAAATCTTAAAGAAGCCACAAAGTGCGGTTATCTGATGGCGGTGAAGCGGCTGATCACACTGATCTACAAACCACTGACACAGATTGATGAAATGGACATTTATCGGTATTTGGACTGGTATGAGAAAAAGAACCTGCAGGAAACGGGTAGAAAGAATCAGGCAACTACGATTAACAATGAGCGTCGCTTCTTATCGGCATTCTATTCCTGGATGCGAAAAGAGAAGATGATTTCGGACAACCCGGTGGATGCGGTGGAGCCTTTAAAGGTTGCCAGAAAGCCGATTGATTATTACAGCGAGGAAGAGATGGCTATGCTGCGGGATGGGTGTGCTTCTCTTCGTGATCGGGCCATCATTGAAGTATTCCGCTCTAGCGGTGCCAGAGTGGGGGAAATCGTGGCAATTACTGTGGATATGGTAGACTGGGCAACCGGAGACATAATGATCTGCGGTGAAAAGGGGGATCGGTATCGTCCGATCTATCTTGATGGAGAAGCGCGGTATCATCTCAAAAAGTATCTGGATTCCCGTACAGATGCGGATCCGCATTTGTTTGTCGGGAAGAAGGCACCGCATAGACCTTTAACGACAAGCGCAATCAGGCGGGAAATGAAAGTTATAGCAGAGCGTACAGGCGTTACATGTCGGGTTTATCCGCATAAGATGCGCAAGACCCTTGGCATGGATTTAAAAAACCATGGTGTTGATATCGGAACGATTCAAGAGATAATGGGACATGCCGGTCCGCAGGTAACTGCATTATATTATGCCCAGTCGACTCCGGAGACTCTCCGGACGGCACGGAAACGGGCATCTTAAATGAGCGGGGGAAGGACCCGCCTGAAACTTGATTTAGCAATTAACTTTAGACGGGCAGGACAGAAAAATGTACATGAAGCGGACTACAATATATGGGAATCGAATTGAGGTTCGGAAGTATCATACCTTCCGGTGCCCTGGAAAAGGGGAAGGGGCGCGGGGAGAACGGAAGCAGCCGACAAAAGAACAGATGGCAGCAGCTAATGAGCGACGCGCGGTAAAAAAACTGAAAATGTTAATGATTGAGAACTTCGGCGCAGGAGACTGGCACTTGGTACTGACCTACGCAAAAGACAAAAGGCCGGATGCAACAGGCTGCCGGAAGCTGTTAAGGAAATTTTTTGAAAGATGTCGGAAGCTTTACAGAGCAGCAGGAGTGCCGCTGAAATATATCATGGTGACTGAGTGGGAGGCGAAGGCTATACACCACCACATTGTGATCAGTGATATTCCGGGAATCCATCGTGTGCTGCAGGAGATTTGGAAGGAGGGCGGGATCCATCTGACCCCGCTCTACCAGAATAAAGAATTTGATGATCTGGCAGAATATCTGACCAAGGAGACGAGAAAAACATTCCAGAGGTCGGACAGTCCGATGAAGCAGCGCTGGACATGCAGCAGGAATCTGAAACGTCCAGAGGTACATACAGAACAGGTCAATGCAGGATCCTGGAAGGAAGAACCATCAGTGCCGAAAAGCCTGGAGCAGGAGGGATACGTGCTTGATAAGACATCCATTGTCGCAGATGTGGATGCCATGGGATACCCATTCCAGGAATACACTATGATCCGCTATGAAAAAGAGAGGAGGCGGTGATCGTGCCAAGACAGCATCAATGTCTGTGCCCGTTCTATGAATGCCATTCCAGAAAGGGGAGGGCGCAGGCAACCATAACTTGCGAAAACGTCATGAAGAATGATGGATTCGGCGTAAAGAATCAGCTTCTCTTCGCGTCATACCTGGACGAAAAAGCATATCATGAGATGTTCTGCATGGATACCTACCAGGACTGCCTGTATTACAAATTTATAAAAGCTGTAAAGTACAATGAGTGACCGGACATCCGGGCACATTTTGGCGTGCGCACATATGCGGGCGCGCGCGTAGATAGTAGAGAGACCATCAGGGCCTCTTTATTTGGCGTGGAAAAACAGGACAAAATCATACATACCCTCGGCGCTTGTCGGGGGCTTTTTGCTGTGCAAACAAAAATCTTTCCAGACTGATATACTCACCAGAAAAGGCAGGTGAGAAGGTGGCAAGACAAAGATGGGAGGAGTGGGCGAACGATGAGAACCGGCTTGCGGTACTCCAGGCATGGGCCAGGGCTGGCCTGAGTGATGAACGGATAGCGAAGCATATCGGGATCAGCAGATCCACGCTGAATGAGTGGAAGAAAAAACACCAGTCAATCAGGGATGCGCTGAAGACAGGAAAAGAAATAGCAAACCGCCAGGTCGAAAATGCGTTGTTCCGGCTGACGCAGGGCGGTACTGTAAAGGTGAGAAAACTGTTTAAACTCAAAAAAACACAGTATGACAACAATGGGAAAAAGATGTCAGAGGAAGAATATTTGGAAACCGGCGAGGAAGATGTATATATCGAGCCAGATTTCAAGTCAATTTCATTCTGGCTGCGTAATAAGATGCCGGAAGAGTGGCGAGATAAGATTTTGGATAATCCAAACGATGAAGGGCCGCAGGAGAATCTTATCATTCTGACACCACGCCAGGTGAACCAGATGAAGGAGGAAATCAATGCCGGTCAGAACGAAAAAAACTAATCAGGGAGCGGATTTGCCGGATCCAAGAAAAGTTTTGTGGTGTCCGCAGCCAAAACAGCAGGAAATGATGAGCCGACCGGAATATGAGGCATTGTACGGCGGGGCAGCAGGAGGTGGAAAAAGTGATTATCTTGTTGCAGAAGCCCTGCGGCAGGTAAACAACCGGTTCTACCGCGGCATTATCTTCCGGCGGGAATATCCGCAGTTGGTGGACTTGATTGACCGGTCCAGGGAACTTTATAAAGCGGCGTATCCGCGGGCAAGATACAACGAGTCAGGGCATGTCTGGAAGTTTCCAAGCGGCGCAAAGATATATTTCGCAGCCATGCAGTACGAACAGGACAGGCTGAAATATCAGGGTCGACACTTTGATTTTATTGGATTTGACGAGCTGACTCATTTCACGGAAAAACAATATACATACCTGTTTTCCAGAGCGAGACCTTCCGGTCCGGGGACAGAGGTGTATGTACGGGCCACTGCAAACCCTGGAGGCATTGGCCATGGATGGGTAAAAAGCAGGTTTGTATCAATCACAACACCTGGAACCAGAGTTGTGACAGATGTTGTGATCCATGACCCGAAGGGAAAAGAAATTAAACTGTCAAAAGACAGAATCTTTATCCCAAGTAGCGTGTTCGATAATCCTGCGCTGCTGGAAAATGACCCGGGATACCTAGCGAGCCTAGCAATCATGCCGGAAGCAGAACGCAATGCCCTGCTGTATGGAGATTGGGATTCCTTTGAGGGGCAGGTGTTCACGGAATGGAAAAATGATCCAGAGAACTATGAGACACGCCAGTGGACGCATGTGATTGAGCCGTTTAAGATTCCGTCCGGTTGGGAAATCGTGCGGGGATACGACTTCGGTTATGCAAAGCCGTTTTCGGTCGGATGGTATGCGATTGACTATACTGGAACGATTTATCGCATCCGGGAGTATTACGGTTGCGTGGAGGGATCACCAAACGTTGGAACGCAAATGGAGCCTACGGAACAGGCGCAGATGATCCGTCAGATTGAAGAGACGGACGTGAATTTAAAGGGCCGGAAAATCACCGGCATTGCGGATCCGTCTATCTTTGACCGGTCCCGCGGAAAATCGGTAGCCGATATGATGGCGGAAAAAGGAGTGTACTGGTCTGGTGGTGATAACCACCGCATTGCGGGAAAAATGCAGTATCATTACCGCCTGGCATTTGATGAGAATGGAATTTCAAAGTTTTACGTGTTCAATACATGCAAGAACTTCATCCGGACGATTCCGAATCTGGTCTATGATGAGAAAAATGTGGAGGATATCGACACCACGCAGGAAGACCATATTTACGATGAATGCCGGTATGTATTCATGCAGCATCCGATTCCGATGCGGCGCAGCGTGAAGAAAGAAATTCCGTTGGAGGATCCGCTGGATCTTTTTGCGGAAGAGCGAAAGAAAGCACATAGAATAATCAGAATTTAGGAGGAAGCATGGAAGATGGACGCAAAGTAGGTCCGGAGCAGGTCCGGAAGGCCTATGAAACATATAAAAAATATCGAGGCGGCCTTGAAGCGTTTCAGCAGCGAGTCATCAATGCGGAAGAATGGTGGAAAAATAACCACTGGGAGCGCTTCCAGGGAGGGGACAAAGATACGAATTTGAAGCCGGTTAGTGCCTGGTTATTTAACTCGCTGATTAATAAGCATGCAGATTTTATTGACAACTACCCTTGCCCAGCTATTCTGCCGCGGGAGGCATCGGACGAAGAAACAGCAAAGCTGTTATCAGAGGTTGTGCCGGTTATCCTAGAAAACAATGGTTTTGCAAAGACCTATAATGCAAACTGCTGGGATAAACCAAAGATCGGAACATCGGTGTATGCAGTGATGTGGAACCCATCCAAAGAGAACGGCCTGGGAGATATTGAAGTTAGCAGTGTCGATGTGTTGAACATCACCTGGCAGCCTGGAATTGAGGATATCCAGAAGTCCAGAAATATCTTTGTGACAGAGGTGGTAGATGCAGATCTGCTGAAAGAACAGTATCCGGATGTTGCCGATCAGATCACAGCTGGGAATCTGGCAGACCGTCCTAAATACCTCTACGAGGAGAATATGGACACCACCGATAAAGTCATGGTGTTTGACTGGTATTATAAACATGTATTTCAGACGGAAACCGGAGGCAGCAGGACTATCCTGCATTACTGTAAATTCGTGAATGACATTGTACTGTATGCTTCAGAGGATGATCCGGAATATGCAATGGATGGCTGGTACAATCACGGCAAGTACCCATTTGTTTTTGACGTGCAGTTCCCAGAAAAAGGATCTCCTGCTGGTTTCGGATATTTGGATGTCATGGTAAATCCGCAGGAGTACATTGACCGCCTGGATCAGGTCATCATGAAAAATGCGCTGATGAATAAGCCACGTTATTTCGTGACTGGATCAGCAAACATCAACGAAGATGAGTTCACGAATCTGTCGAATGACATTGTGCACACATCGGGGAATGATGTATCGGATCAATCCATCCGGCAGATTGAGCCACCTGTGATCGGGGATATCGTATTCAACCAGAGGGATGCAAAGGTCAATGAGCTGAAGGAAACGAGTGGAAACAGAGATTTTTCCCAAGGCTCTACAAGCAGCGGCGTGACAGCAGCATCGGCTATCGCGGCATTACAGGAGGCTGGGAGCAAACTGAGCCGCGATATGATTAAGGGGACCTATACGGCATACCAGGAGATTGTGGAACTTACGGTGGAACTGATACGGCAATTCTACGACCTTCCAAGGTGCTACCGGATCACGAAGGAAAATGGCGCTGCGGAATATGTACAGCTGACTAATCAAGGATTGAAAGATCAGGCTATGCCGGGAATTGGTGATGATTTATCTATTCGTCGCCCGGTGTTTGATATCAAGATATCTGCGCAGAAAGCAAGCCCGTATTCTAGGATTGCTCAAAACGAGCTGGCAAAAGAGCTTTATGGACTTGGAGTATTCAACCCTCAGATGGCCGATCAGGCTCTGTGCGTGCTCAGGATGATGGATTTTGACCGCAGAGATGAAGTGATCCAGATGATCGAGCGGAACGGTACCATGTACCAGCAAATGCAGCAGATGCAGAGGACCATGATGCAGATGGCGGCATTGATCGCGAAAACGACAGGGGACACCTCGATCATGCAGACGCTACAGGAGCAGGGGGTACCGGGGCCGGACATGACGGCCATCAATACGGATGCAGGGCAGCAGATAAAAACAGATTCTCTTGGCAGAGCTATGAATACAGATAACAGCACGCAGGGGAAGGCACGTCAGCGGGTGAGCAGTGCAACGGAGGTGCAGTCATGACAAATATTGTGATCAATATTGGTCCGGACACCATGAAATTATCCATGAGTGGTCATGCTTGTTACAGGATGGACGGAAATGATGTTGTTTGCTCAGCTGTGTCAGTTCTGGGGCAGGCGCTGGCAGATGCTATGTTTCACGCACCGGATATTCGGAGCACGGCAAAAATGGAAAAAGGAAATCTTTTCCTGGAAGCTCATTACAGAAAAGAACAGCGGGAATACATTAAGAATCGCCTGGCAGTCGCATTGAGCGGCTTCCAGATGCTTCAGAATGCATATCCGGAGAATGTATCTTATACATGTCAAGAAGGATAACGTTGCTGTGCAAACAAAAATTCTTGACATGTGATAATGTCGTATCAGACACTCGGGAAAGACCGTGACAGACACTCGGGAGAGACCGTGAATATAGACACCCGGGAGAGACCGGAGGGAGGTAACATGTACAAACTTGATTTACATATGTTTGACGGAGGCGCGGCAGCAGGAGGCGCACCTGCAGCAGGAAGTACAGCACAGGCAGGAGGAACCGCAACGCAGGCGGGGGGAACAGCAGTGCAGACAGAAGGAACGCAGTCTGGAGAACAGGAAGGCGAACAGTCCAATCAGCTTACGCCGGAAGAACAGCGTAAGGCTGATTATAAGAAATTCAAGGAACAGTACAAGGATCTGTACGGAGAGGATGTCAAAAAACAGGTAGACAGAAGATTTGCACCAATGAACCGCATGCAGCAGCAGCTGGATTCTCAGGGAAGGCTTATGCAGGTGATTGCTGCCAAATATGGCACGGATGCATCGGATGTAGACGGCATGATCAATGCAATCAATGCAGACAGCGCCTACTACGAAGAAAAGGCTCTGGAAGCCGGTATGCCGGTGGAAAAGTATAAAGAATTCATGAATCTGCAGGCACAGAACAAAGCTATGGAAGAGGCACAGAGGCGGGCGGAAAACCTCCGGCAGGAGGAGCAGACCTGGGCGCGCTGGGATGCGGAAACAGAGCAGTGCAAGAACCTTTATCCTGATTTTGATATTCGATTCGAAATTGAGAACAATGAAAACTTCGCAAAGATGCTGGGAGCCGGATGTGATGTAATCACTGCATACCGGGTCACGCATTTTGACGATATTACACAGGGCTTAATCACCAGATCAGAGCAGGAGACAAAGAAACGGGTGGCTGATACTGTAAGAGCCGGAGCATCAAGACCGGTGGAAGGAGCAGCTGGCAGCAGCCCGGCCGCAAAGAGCCAGATGGATATAATGGGAATGTCCAGGGCAGAGTTCGCGGATCTCAAGAAAAAAGTTCTGTCCGGAGAGGTAAGCCTTTAAGGAGGACAAATGTATTTAGAAAGCATGACTTATGCGGCGGATATTCCGTTCGTACTGGATCTGCACATGTTTGATGCAAATCCGAACACTAACGTAACCACTCAGAGTACGCTGTCCGCGGAGATGAAGACGTTCTACGATAAAAACCTGATTGAGAACGCATCCCCACTCCTGGTACATGACAGATGGGCGCAGAAGCGTGACATTCCGCGAAACGGCGGTAAGAAAATCGAGTTTAGAAAGTATGTACAGCTTGGCAAGTCTCTCACTCCGCTGACTGAGGGTGTTACTCCGGACGGTCAGAGCCTTTCTGTAACCAAGATCGAGGCAGAAGTGAAGCAGTACGGCAACTATGTAACCGTATCCGATGTGCTGCAGATGACGACTATTGATAACACCATCGTGGAAACCACTGATCTGATCGGCGGCCAGGCAGGAACCTCGCTGGACACCATTTCCAGAGAGGTCTTAAACGCTGGAACCAATGTGCAGTATGCAGAAGGCCAGGTATCTTCCAGAGCAGCACTGAAAACAGAACACAAACTGACCGTAAGAGCCGTAAAGATGGCTGTCCGTACTCTGAAAAAGCAGCTCGCATCCAAGATTGACGGTTCATACTGGGCCATCATTCATCCAGACGTTGCGTTCGACCTGACCGAAGACCCAAACTGGATTGATGTGCACAAGTATGCAAAACCGGAAGAAATTTTTGAAGGCGAAATCGGTAAGCTCGCAGGTGTGCGCTTTATAGAGACTACGGAGGCAAAGATCTTTGCAAAAGCTGGGGCAGCAAAGAGCAGCAGCGATGCGACTAAGATTGATGTATACTCTACCCTGTTCTTCGGCGCAAATGCGTATGCGACGACCAAGATCGAGGGCGCAGGACTTCAGACCATTGTGAAGCAGCTTGGATCTGCCGGGACTGCGGATCCTCTGAATCAGAGAGCAACCATTGGTTGGAAGGCCACGAAGGTTACTGAGATTCTGTCGAATGAGTACATGGTACGCGTAGAGACCGGATCAACCTACAGCGATGGAGCAGCGAACTAAGGAGGGCATATGGCTGGGAAAAAAACAAAAAATCAGAGCGTAAATCTGGATGTTGCAGATGAGAATGAAACTGCGGCTGAAATTACTGTAGAGAGTAATGCGGCAGATGCACCGGCGGTACCGAAAGAGAAAATGGTAAAGCGGCGGCTGTTCAAGGATAATGACAAATACCAGGCGGATGTGTTTGTCTGCGTAAACGGAAAAGCATATACCATCAAACGTGGAGTCGATGTTGAGATTCCAGAAGAGGTGGCCGAGGTGCTGGACAATGCAGACGATCAGCTGATGGTGGCTGCTCAGAAAATGGACGAGCTGACTTATCGGGATCCGAAATAAAAGGAGGGCGCACTTGTGATAACAGTAAGGAACCGAACACTGATCGTTCCAGAAGGGGAACGGGTGATCGGTACAGATTACGATAACAATTCTGAGGTGCGTCAATTCCGGGTAGAAAAAGCGCCAGGTGGGATAGACATATCTCACCTGGCTTTTCGTTTGGATCTGATGTACCAGGGAGAGATATACGATACCTGTAAGTTGGAAAAGGAAGAACGCGAAGACAGTATGATACTTGCATGGACGGTGGCAGCAACAAACGTAGCACATCCAGGCACAGTATGGATATCGTTGAGGGCGATTGATGATGCCGGTACGGTGAAGTGGGGAAGCAATGCAGCAGCCCTGTATGTACAGTCTTCTGTGAACACCCCGTCACATGCAAGCGGCATGACAGAGCTTGAAGAGCACGAGAAAAAAATGGAAGATCTGCTCTTGAAGAGCAAAGAAGCGGTGTCGCGGGCGAATAATGCAACAAGTAAAGCTGAGACGGCAATTCAGACAACGACTGAGGCGGTAAAAACAGCACAGACTGCAGCAACAAGTGCAGGATCATCAGCGGATTTGGCGGAAGCATGGGCGCACGGAAAGAAAGGATATACCGCACAAACGAATGACAATGCTATGTATTGGAGCGAACAGTCAAAAAAACGCGCGGAAAGTGCGAAGGAGCAGGCTGATCTTGCAAAAATCTATGCTGACAGCATTGCACCACTCATGGATCGTGGGGAATATTCATCCGGAACGACTTACCAGGAAAATGACCTGGTAAAGTACCAGAACGCAATATGGAGATGTAAGATTGACGGGACTGCATCGGTTCCGCAGGAAGGGGAAAACTGGACGCTGTTTTTCAGAGGGGTTCAGAGTATCAATGAACTGGTGGCTGCTGATGTAAAGGGATTACTAGGACAAGCAGGAGCGCAGCAGGTGAATGCACAGGCTTTGATTGATGCGGTGGCAGAAAAGATAGCGACAAAGCTACTGTTGAAGAGCGATGTTGTCAGCCAGTTGGTCAACGATGCAACAAAAGCAGCCAGTTCCGCTGCTGTATATGCGTTACAGCAGAAGCTTGGAACCGGAGATCTTCCGAACGGAATGAGTGATGTTGTGGCGGGTTTAACGGCGTTAAATAGTGATTTAAAGAATATGTGGTCTTTGAGTGGAAACCAAACATTGATTCCAAATAATTCAGATATGCACACCTATTTAACTCCTGGAAATTATTATTGTGCAAGCAACACTAATGCTGAAACATTAAAAAATAGCCCTTTAAAATTTGCTTTTACAATGAAAGTTTATCTTAGTGTTGGTATCGGATCTCAATACTTAATACAGGAATATACTAAGTACGATGCTTCTGAACGTATTCTAGTTTATTATGATGGTAATCGTAATATATGGACGAGTTATCATGTTCAGCTTGAAAAAATGGTTTAATAAATCACTTTATCAGCACCCAAGATTCCACTTTATTAGCACCTCCGTATTTTCCAAAGTATGTTTCGCCTGTCCAGATTGAACGTTCGACGATATCACTTGCCGATCCGCTCTTAAATATTATTAAATTCGCCTGTGTTGTTATAGGGAGTTTATCGATGTTATTATTAAGAACATAAAAGAATCCTATTGATGGTTCAGGCATCTTTGACAATATATCATTCACTGTAACACCGTTTGAAAGCCCTAGATCAGAAATACTAGCGTATACGTGAAAGCCATTTAAATCACTATTCTAGGACCAAACTTTTAAAAGAAAGGAGAAAATCATATGGAAAAAATCAAGTTTAATGATTCGTTATTTGAATTGGTAGCGAATGGCTACCAGCTGCAGCAGGACGGTGGTCGCATTGTCTTTCGGCCAGGCGAAGCAACCTTTGAAGAAGCTGAGGCTGCTGTATCTGCCGCAACCTCGATCATGCTCCTGGACGATGCCGGAGAACCGTTGACATCTCGGAGAGATCTGGTATATGCCGGCCGCATGACCAGACAGTCTGATTATGTGATTGGTACAGAAAAAGAAGAGACCGGAACTGATGAGAATGGCAACCCGATCTACACCTACAAGGATGTGACCGGCCCAGTGATGATTGCAGAGTTTCGGCTTCCGGATCTCAGAGAGGCTTATAAATCTCTGGAAGAAGAGATAACCAACGCTCAGATGGCCATTGTAGAACTCTATGAAGGAGGCGAGGCATAATGGCAAGAGTGTATGCAGATTTGGTGCGCAAGGGTAGAATTGCTCTCGATGCTGTACCCAAAAAGCTTAGAGCAGATGTTGAAAACATTTTAAACGGTGCCACCCGATAGTTGGAAGAAAGGACTACATATGAGTATCAAACACAGAACCGAAACCCCGAACATCCCTTACGGCCCGGCAACCGGAGTACCAACTCCGGAACCGCACAATGAGGTGTTAAGCACCGGCCCGGATCACGAGTACCGCAATGACAGCACACCGGGTACCGCAGATCATGCAGAGCCGAGACACGTGCAGGGCGGCCCTGGACATAGGGAGTGCGATCACGAGTAAAGGAGATTTATGATGGTAGCACTGATATTTCAGTACATAGCCGCACATTGGATAGAATGGCTGTTTGCGGCTATCTCCGGAGCTCTGTTCGCGGCATATCGCGGTTTATCGAAGCGATTAAAGACCGAAGTGGTAAAGAGCCAGGCTATTAACGCTGCAGTACTGGCGCTGCTCCATGACCGCCTTTACCAGGCGTGCCAGTTTTACATAAGCCGTGGATACTGTACGGTGGGAGACCGGGACAACCTGGAGTACATGTTCAAACCGTACAAAGCTTTGGGTGGCAATGGAACTGGAGAGGAACTTTATAACAGATGTCTGGCCCTGGAATATGGGCCAGCAGAAAGAGAGGATTAAGATATGATGGATTTTGGCATTGCCAGCGTAGCGGCAATTACGGTGGTTTGTTATCTGGGAGGCATGGCTTGTAAGGCATCTGCCAAGGTTAATGACGAAGTCATCCCGGTGGTATGCGGAGTGACCGGCGGTATCCTGGGCGTAGTTGGTATGTATGTGATGCCGGACTTTCCTGCAGCGGATGTGATCAACGCCGCGGCTATCGGCATTGTTTCAGGCCTGGCTGCGACTGGGGTGCACCAGGTTGTGAAACAGGCATCAAAAGCGTAGAAGGAGGTGATCCAGATATCTCCCGCCGGCAGCCCGAGTGATGGCTGCCATTGCGACGTCGCAACAGGGCGGTTTCATGCCGCCCTTACATGTAATAAAGAAGAGAGGACAAATTGATGATGAAAGCAATGTTATCTCAGCCGATGGCTGGAAAAAGTGAAGAAGAAATCAAGGCAACCAGAAAACAGGCAATCAAAGTCCTGGAAGAAAAAGGATATGAGATTGTAAATACCTTATTTACAGATGAGTGGTACAGTGATGAGCACATGAAGGAGCGTGGTGTGGTACAGATTCCGCTTTGCTTCTTGGCAAAGAGTTTAGAAAAAATGTCTCTGTGTCACGCAGTGTACTTTTGCAAGGGCTGGGAACAGACGCGAGGCTGTCGGTTGGAACATGATGCAGCAGTAGCTTATGGCCTGACCATTATTTACGAAGAGCAGGAGGGTAAGGACAATGGGAAATAAAGAATTTATTGCACTCTGTAAAAAGCATGTGGTCGGATATTTTAATGAGAACGCCGACAAAACCGATCAGAAGCAGATCGCGGAAGATGATGTTTTTGTAGTATGGTCCTGCAAGACTCTTCAGAATCATAAGGCACTGCTTAGCACTACTGTGTCGGATGGTATGTACTACGAACTGACCTACAACGGGGACAAGCAGGAGCTGTATTTTGACGCATACAAAAAGTGGCAGAACATCTGCTTTGAAGTAAAGGAGTGATACCATGAGAGACATTTCGCTTTGTCACCCGCGCCTGCAGCGCATTGCATCCGCTTGGATGAAAGCCTGTGCCACCGAGGGCATCACTGTAGCCATCAGCGAGACTCTGCGCACTGCAGCGGAGCAGGATGCCCTGTATGCTCAGGGTCGGACCAAGCCGGGCAGCATCGTAACCAACGCTAAGGGCAGCAGCTACCGCTCCCAGCACCAGTGGGGTATCGCCTTTGACTTTTATCTTCGCATGGATATCGACGGGGACGGCAAGATCTCCGATGATGCCTACAACGACAGCCAGGGGCACTTCCGGCGCGCGGCAGAGATCGGCAAGAAACTTGGCCTTGCCTGGGGCGGTGACTGGAAGAGCATCGTGGACAAGCCGCACCTGTATCTGCCAGAGTGGGGCAGTACACCGACTGCGCTGATTCAACAGTTCGGAACTCCTGAACAGTTCATGAAGACCTGGCTTCCGGAGCAGATCAAGACTGGCTGGCAGCAGGAGGACGGTGGCTGGCGGTTTTACTTCCGGGATGGCAGCGGCAAGTATGTGGTCAACGCCTGGTACCGGGATGAGGATAAGTGGTACTGGTTTGATGGCGCTGGAATGATGGTCCATGACACCTGGTACCGCTACAGTGGTGACTGGTATTATCTTGGATCTGATGGCGCTATGGTCAAGGGCTTGCAGACTGTCAGTGGTAAGTGGTATTACCTGGACAAAAAAGGTCGTATGGTCACCGATCCGGTAACTCTCACACCGGATCAGGATGGGGCACTGCAGTATCCAGGTATTGCAGCGTAAATGAAAAAAGGTCGGAAAAACTTCCGGCCTTTTGTACGTTAATAGTGATTTAACCCTAAAAGCAGATGGTTATATCCAGATGAATAAGCTTGACTTAAATAGCATCGAGTTTGGAATATATTTGGTAACAAACGCAGTAAACGCTCCGGATGCGAATTGGTGGATGATACTATCAGCAGTTAATAACGGAACTGGATCTCAGATTGCAAAAAGTGTTACATCCAAAACTATTATGGTTCGTGAATTAATTGCTGGTAATTGGAAATCATGGTATTCGTTGCATGCATAATTTTATTAATTACGCTGATACAATTGATGCAATTTTTGCCGTATTTTTGTAAAAATTCAAAACACATTTCCCACTTGTATTTTTCGTAATTGTAAATTGATTGAATTCAACCGTTCCATCCAAGGGCATTCGTTTTAGATTGGTGTCATAATCATCTACATTTTTCCAGTTTGTCCAGGCACCGTTTTTATATGAACGTTTTAACACTTCTCCGCTTGAGGTTATCGCCATCTGACCGCTTATAGCGTTGCCATTATTATAGTCATACATACCATATATAGTGGCATATCCATATCCAGATGTATTACCAATAGAAACATAATTGCTATAAGCATATTGTGTTAATTTGAGTTCCTCGTTCGGATTATTGAAATTTTTTATAAATCTCAGTTCTGTGTCAATGGAAGTTAAATCACTATTGGCATCCGGAACTGCGTAGTGGTAAAATGTATATACAAGAACATAGCCAAAGGGTAAGGCAATGGGATATAGTAAGAAGCATAATGTAAATGTTCGATTCATTTATTCGAGTTATGCGAAATGGTATGATTATGTTTTATCTATGCCCATAAATATAGGTTCGAGTCCTATTGTTGTCATAACCTTGTGAGGACCATTAACTGCATTGAGTTAGTGGTCCTTTTTTATTGCCATTCTTTCATACGATTCCATCAGTGGCGGGCCATCCTGCCGCTTTTGCTATGCAAACAAAACGATCGCGTAAATGTTAGGATAGCAAAAAGGAGGGTGACATGAAAGTAGGAAAATTAATAGAAACGATAACAGTGCTGATCGGGCAGCAGTACGATCTGGAAATGATGGTCGGCTGGCTGAATGAAATCGAAGGACAGGTTCTGGACCAGGTAGTGAACCGGTCCCAGGGATATGATATTGAATTTAAACCATTTACTGATGAGGACATGGAGCGCGAGCTGACGGTGCCGGACCGGTTCCAGGACGTCTATATCAATTATCTCCGCGCTAAGGTGGATATCGCAAACCAAGAAACGGAGCGCTACAACAATGACGCTGCCATGTTTGACGCGGCGTGGAAGGAATATGCAGCCTGGCATATCCGGACGAATCTTCCGAAACCGGCACCCAAATTCAGAAATTATTGAGGTGGAGCATGAGATTGCCTTATTTAAGAACAACGCCGCAGCAGGCGGATAAAAGTGTGGGATCCTTCGGCGGGTTGAATACGCAGCTGGTGATCCAGGAAAATGAATTTTCGGACATGAAAAACATGTCCATAGATGGGTATCCGGCAATATCGGTCCGGCAGCCGCGCGGCGTGATCCAGAAAACAATCGGAAAACCGAATGGCCTGTTTTATAAAAATGGGTTGATGTATGTGGATGGCACGGCTTTGTATTATAAAGAGAAAAAGATTGCAGACGTATCAGACAGCCGGAAGCAGATTGTAGGGATTGGTGCTTATGCGGTGGTGTTTCCAGACAAGATCATGTACAACACCAGCACAGGCGAGCTGAAGCAAATGGAAGAAACCTGGACGCAGTCCGGAAGTGCGGCCTTCGCGCAGACCACGCAGGGATCAACCCTGGTAAAAATCACAAGCACGGGGATTGGAAAAAAGTTTTCACAGTATGATTCGGTTCTGATCAGCGGTTGCACGAACGCAGCATTTAATAAATCCATCATCCTGCAGGAGGTGGCTGATAATTATGTGGTTGTGATCGGCAGCCTTTCTGCTCAGTTCACCCAGGGCAGCGGCCTGACAATCAAACGGACAGTGCCGGATATGGATTATGTCTGCGAGAATGAGAACCGGTTGTGGGGATGCTCCAGCAAGAATCATGAAATTTATTCTTCCAAGTTGGAGGATCCGGCGAACTGGCAGTCATTTGAAGGCATTTCAACGGATTCTTATGCCGTGACAGTGGGATCCGACGGGGACTTTACCGGTTGTGTTTCCCATCTGGGATATGTGATCTTCTTCAAGGAGGATACAATTCACAAGGTTTTTGGCAACAAGCCTTCCAACTACCAGGTGTCCACATCCTCACCCGTGCGTGGAATAGCGAAAGGAATGGAGCGGACAGCTTGTATCGTAAATGAAACGCTGATCTATGCAGGCCGGGATGATATCTGCAGCTATGATGGAGCACAACCGGATTCCGTGGGAGATGCGCTGAAGAACCTTGAATTTGTTGATGGAGTAGCGTCACATTATGATGGAAAATATTATGCCTCCATGCAGGCGGGAGACTCCTGGGGGCTGTATGTCTATGATCTGAAACGGACCATATGGACGAAGGAAGATGCCCTGCATCTGGTTGATATGGTTTATGGAGATGGTGAGCTGTATTGCGTAGATGAGAAAGGAAATCTTTTCACAGTCACAGGAAAACGGCAGGAAGCGATTTCATGGTATCTGGAGAGCGGAGATCTTCTGGAGGGTACAATTGATAACAAGCACATCCGGAAACTTCGCTTTCATATCCGGATGCAGCAAGGTACAGAGGTTTCGGTGCTGATGCAGTATGATGATGATCCAGAGTGGCACCGTGTAAGCACGTTTCGATCAAAAACATATCGAACGCAAGTTGTTCCGATAATCCCGCGGCGCTGTCAGAAATATCGGTATCGTCTGGAAGGATACGGAGATATGCAGCTGATCGCAATCAGCAAGGTAATCGGATTAGGAAGTGATGTGAATGTCGGTATTTAAAGAGCTGGTGTTGAGCAAAGAAGAGGACAAGAAATCTCTAGTAAAAAAACTGTATCGGTTCAGCGAGGACTTGAAATTCACACTTTCCAATCTTGACGAGGACAACTTTTCCAGAAGCTTCTTAGACTGGGAGAGTGAAAAGAAATCATTAACCAGGACCATCAAACATGATGCGGACGAACTGCAGATAAAATTTGAAGATCTGGAAGCAGATTCTTATGGGCAACTGGAACAGTCGGCTAAAAGTATAAAATTATTGGTAAATCGCGGAAGTGTAGTGGAGACTATGCTGTCAAGAATGGAATTGTACGGCGAACATATAGATCTGAAGACGGGGCATGTGACGATTGATGCTAATAATATGAAACTGGATGCGGCGGGGAACGCTACGTTTTCAGGAGCTATAACGGGCGGGACAATGAATCTGGGAAATAACTTCGCGGTCGACGCATCGGGCCATGTCGTTCTCCAGGGAGATTTGAGGTGCAATTTGCTCAATCCGAAAAAGAAAACGACGGTGGGAGGTGATGTCACAGTAGAAGGAAGCGAAGGATATGGAGGCTGCACTGTTGGAAGGACCCTTACCGGATCAGAGGCTTATATTGTGGATTCACTGAGCTGCAAAAAGGTAACGGAAACATCGGATGCACGAGTAAAAACGAATGTGACAACACTTTCGGCACCGGATATGACAGCCATATGCCCGGTTTCCTGGCATTTTAAAGCAACAGGCAAGGAGAGTATCGGATTTATTGCCCAGGAGCTTGATAAGCCGGTGAGACGGCAGAAATCATTACGTGTGGAGTATGGAGAGATGGGGGCGATGTGGGTAGCTGCTATTCAGGACAATCAGCGTCGCATTGATCGGATCAGAGGAAAGATAGAAGGGAGGGAGTAGATGTCATATTTTAGCGCGCCGACGTTGGCAAAAGATTCGGACATGGCAAAGATCCGAAGCTATATCATGCAGCTTAATCAGCAACTCCAATATAGCCTTTCAAGCTTGGACCCGGAAGACAATTTTTCTCAGGAGTTCCTAGTAAGCTACCAGGAAACGGACAAAACTATTTCGCAGCTGGAAATCAGCATGAATGGATTCATGTCAGAATTCAAGAACCTGGAAGCAGGGGTATCCACTCAGATCAGCACACTGAATAACGAGATTAAATTGAAGGTATCAGCAGAAGAACTGTGTTCGGAAATTTCCATGGCTCCGGGGACCATAGCATTTAAGACCGGATATTTAACGATTGATGCAAAAAACTTTAAATTATCCAAAGATGGCACGGCGGAG